TTATTTTCCTATTAGTTTCGGTAAATATTCAAGAGCCAAAGGGTCTTTATCCTTGAAATACCTGTGGGCATGTTTTGGTATCCATTCTTCATTGATAAACCGTATAAATATCGGAAGCGCGTCTATGTGATACATGTAAGCAGGAGCAGTCCTTCCGTCCGGAAACGTATGTGGGTATTTTTTTCTTTGCATATAAAACACTGAATTCACATCGTTCAAATATTGGGAGAAAAGTTTGCCTACGCTAATATCCGGCATCATCTGTGCGCCATGCTCACCTTTGTCAGGTATAGCATAACCCACTTTTTCAAGTTCCATATAGAGGCGGGCGTACATCTCAGAAATAACCGAAAAATGATCTTTAGGTAACTTGTGGTAATTGTCTTTATATCGTTCAATAAAATTAGGGAGGGCAGCCCGGTCGATCTTGCCATAATAACCCTTGGATCGGATGGATGGAACCACCTCGTCAAAAAGCCATGTTTCAAACTTTTCAGCGGATGGAAGTTTAGATCTGACAATAAGCCTATACACATCGCCTTCGGGGATAAACTTCATATTTATTCCACCTATGCCATTTGCATGGGCAATGTAGCATTTTACGACGTTGCCTGATTTACAGTGCGTTGATATTGCATCCCTTGGATTTTCATATCCAAGCATTCTCGCTACATCTGATGCACAAAAAAGAATCTTACCTTCCTGGGTCTCTATCGTCCTTACTTCATTGAACGCCTGTTCCTCTTCAGATTTATACTTAAAAACCTGTAACTGGAGGTTTATGTTGAAGCTATCATCTCTCGCTTGGAGGTCTTTGTTTTTCATAGCTTTCTTGTTGTTGTATTATTGTTTAGTTATTGACAGACATGTAAGATTATTTCCAATTTCGATGCCTTTTATTGAATCTGCATTATATATTTTAAAATTAAGCCTATTGAAACTCCAAGTTTGAGGTTTGATAGTATCAGCCGTGCTTGTAAATTCTATATTCGATGGCATTTTACAATAAACATAAATTCTGCGTAAAATTGCCATATTGCTAAGATGATCAGATATGATATATAGATCCGAAAGTTTGCCATTTGTAAATCCTAGAAACGATACGCTATCACCCATGTTTGTTCTTGATAGATAGGGAGAATAGTCGTAGGAAACGAAACTGCCCATATCGGTTCTATTTGTATTGAATGTATATCCGAATATATCGGACGTATGCTTTGTGATTGTTATTTTTGGAACAGCCTTGAACCTTACAACGATACCGTTTGTATAATTCACAACAGCCTTTATTGCTAAATTATTAGTAATACCACTAATATCTAATTTTACGGTATTTGTAACTTTCCATTTTTGAGCATCTCCATCCCATGTTTTTGAAACCTTGTAATCGTTTTGCTTAATGTCATTTACAAACCAATCAACCGATGTGTTAGCTCCATCTTTGTCATAATAAAGAATGTCTCTTGAAATGATTCTGTTTATTGTCGTATCAATGATAGAATAGTAATCATTAAGTAATATTTCTGATTCCTTTTTCCATGTGGAGACCCCGTCAACTCCATCAATTGTTCCTGGCATTGGTGTCATTCCTGGATATTTACTTTCTCCCAAAATATCATTAGTTTTCTCAGATTCATAATTACTTGCGCACGAGAATAATAATAACAAGAATGAAAATAGTAGCAATTTTTTCATAATGAATGATCTACTTTTAGTTTATAATTTCATGCTCCTTTCCTCTATCCTAACTACTGAAAACAGTTCTTTTATTTCATCGATATGCAATTTGAAATCTTCATATTGTGGGTCCGGATTTATCGAATGGCAAGTTATCACTCCATTGTCAACGTCATGATCTATTACTTGCTTTATAACTATGCCATTGTTTGTCACAAATAGAAAATAATAATCCCGGTAATGCAGCTTGCAATTTTCCCACAAATGCCTACCTATTTCCCTACATAGTATAATATCACGATCACATATTGCTCTTCTGCTATCATCATCCATGCTGTCTCCCTCCACTTCGAACAAAAGGTATTTCCCTTTGTATTCCCGATCCACTCTTATTTTCTTAACTGGCAAAGTCTCCATATATTCCGAATCCGCATAGCCTGAAAGATAACCGGCTCTTGCCCTATACTGGATCAAAGGCACATCAATAATATCAATATCTTCCGCAATTTTTGCGTTAGATTGGCTGTTTTTCAGCATTTCCCCCTCACCGGTCATCAACCATCCTGTGTTAAGTTCAGGAAACTGCATAGCTATTTTATGTAGCGTAATTGGTTGTATTGACTTCTTTATGGCATTTACATACCCATCGGAGACACCTACTATTTGAGCAAATTTCTTTTGTCCTATTTTTTTATATTTCAAAAACTCTATAAGACGCTGTTTAACAGACATATAAAAATTATTTTCAGTTTTACATAAAAAAGTTATGTATTTTTCTTGCGTATTACATAGCTAAGGTATATATTTGCAATGTGTTTAAGTAAACAATAGCAAATATATTATAATTATGGCAATATTAGATCAAATACCAGCAGAAAGAATAATAGCAGGCGATAGAAAACTTGCCGAAATCTTGAAAAAAAGCAGAATGACTATTAGCAATTGGAAGAAGGACGGGAAGATTAATTACTTGAAAATAAACGACGAGTATTTTTATGATTCCGCCAGAATCTTTGCAACACCTGAAGAAAGGGAACAGCCATGCCAGAAGTAAAGCTACTCAACAACAACGATGTTATGCGCATGATGGGCATTCGGGATAACCGAACAATCAAGCGATACAGGCAAAAAGGCCTCGGTTATATCCGTGTGGGAAAAGCCTACATGTATACTCAGGATCAAGTAAATGCTTTTATTAATAAAAATTCATCAACTAATATTTAACCCGGCACCATCTCGGTAAGGTTACTAAGGCTTTTATACTCACAGAAAGTAGTTTTCAATTTATTAAATAATTACAGCTATGAAACTAATATTATTAATACCGTCCATCATGTTTGCCATTACATGGCTATTGATTTATGGTGGATCAAAGATGAAAGGACATGAAGAAGATCACGGCTAAAGACAAATTAAAGCTTGTCTATTTCCTGTTGTCGATGCAGCTGCTATCGGTGCATGAAAGTTCACCTATGTGGGTGATCGTTCTGGTACTTGCGAACTTCGGTTTCTCCATCTACATGATGAGAAACTTCCCCTACAAAACTCTTGATGAGAAAATAAACAACTTCTTCAAATAATCTTATTATGGATGCTAATATATATGGATTTCCGAACTACCATGTGACAACTGATGGGAGAGTGTATAATCTAAAATTTAATCGATGGTTAAAACCAGGCAAAAATACATGTGGTTATCCATTTGTAATATTATCTAATAAAGGAGATTTAAAGCAGATAATGATTCATCGGCTTGTAGCATCAGCATATCTTCCTAACCCTAATAATCTTCCTCATGTGATGCACTTGGACGACAATAAGGAAAATAATACTGTATTAAATTTACGCTGGTGTACCCATCAGGAAAACATGAAAGATAGGGATTTAAAAAAAAGAGATGCATGGCGTGGAAAATTTGGAGAAAAACATGCTTCTTCAAAATTAAAAGACTCACAACGTATTGAGATTGCATCTAAATACAAGACTGGAAGGTATACTCAATCTGAATTAGCTAAAGAGTATAAAGTCGACCAGGGATTAATAAGCAAGATTACTAAAACATTCTAAAAACAAAAAACAAGATGAAGCTGATTATTAAGAAGTTATTTCTTTCCAACTGGAAAGGAAAGAGGGAATTCACACTTATTCCTCAAGAAAACGTCACTTCAGTGCATGGTACTAACAAAGCTGGAAAGTCAACAATCTGCGATGCCTGGTCCTGGCTGTGGACGGGAAAGGACACCAAAGGCCGCGCCGATTTTGAGATCAAGACCCGTGACGAGAACGGTGACAACATCCACAGGCTTGAACACATGGTGGCTGCCGAGATGGAGGTGGACGGAACGCCTTACACCGTTGGCCGGACCTATCAGGAGCAATGGGTAAAACCGACTGGTGAAGAAAATCAAGTATTAAAGTCCCACACTACTACTTTCAACTGGGACTCGATCCCATTGACCTTGAAAAAGGACTTTGACGTACGTGTTGACAAGTTGTTTGGAGGAGCAGAGCAATTCCAACTACTTTCGAATCCACGGTATTTTCTCGACAGCAAAGATGTTTCTTGGCAAAAACGTCGCAAACTATTAATGGATCTTGCTGGCGTGACCGATGATGCCATCCTTGCGCAGCTATCAGCTACTAATCCAGACTTCGCCTCTCTTATCGCCGAACTTGGCCGCAACACTCTTGACGATTTCCGCAAAAAGCTAAATGCGGACAAAAAGAGGCTTCGCGAAGAAATCGAAAAGATTCCTATCCGTATCCGCGAGGCCACTTTAGCTATTCCTGAAGAACCGGACTATAATGCTGTGCAAACAGCCATTACAACCAAAGAAGCCGAAATCAAAGCTATTGACGAACAGATAGCGGACATCTCCAAGGCTTTCGAAGGGCAAGCAGAAAGGATCAAAGCCCATCAGAACAGTATCCTTGAAAAGGAGCGGCGGTTGAACGCCATACGATCAGAGGTGACTATTGATGTCGATAATTTCAATCGTGACCAGAATAAGGAATTGAATGAATTGAATGCAAAGCTGGTTCAGCTTGACACTTCAATCCGATCGCTTACTTCCGATCAGGCTCTTTTGATCAACAAGATCCACAACAAGGAGTCGGAAATCAAGTCTCAAAAAGAGCTGCTTCAAGCACTCCGGACAACCTACAACGGCTTGAATTCTCTTGTTATGCTTGATTCAGAGAAACAATGCCCGGCGTGTGGCCAGGAACTGCCGGAAGATAAACTCGAAGGTGCTGTATTGCGATTTAATGCCGACAAAGCAAAGAAAGTGCAGGCAAACATTGAGCAGGGCAAAAACCAGAAGGCGGTCCTTGAATCGCTCGAAGAACAACTTTCTGAACTGCAATCACAGAAAGCGGGAATTGCCGAGTCAATTATGGCCAAGCATTCTGAAAAGTCCGAACTATTACAGGCGATAGAAGCGGAGAAAGCATGTCCAAGGCAAGATTACACCGTGGGCGATCTTCTTTCCAAGAACGCAGAATTTGAACGCCTGATAAGTGAGGTAGCGGAATTGAAAGCCAATGCCCCGGAGTTCAAACAACCCGACACCACAGAACTTCGTCAAAAGAAATCCCTTGTTCAGCGTGATGTGGATGAGCTCAAAAAGCAACTCTATATCAAGGGAACTGCCGAAACACAGCGTAAGCGGATTTCTGACCTTGAAACAGAACTCAAAACTCTTTCTCAAGAACTGGCTACACTCGAAGGTAAGGAGTTCATTGCCGATAAATTCAACCGGGCCAAGATCGAAGCAATTGAGAATGGAATCAACGGACTATTTGCTACCATCAAATGGCGGATGTTCTCACCCCTCATGAATGGCGGTGAAGAGGAATGTTGTGAAGCTTTAATCGACGGTGTGCCATATCAGACGGCTAACAATGCCGCTCAGATAAATGCCGGCATTGAATGTATCAACACGCTTTCAAAGCACTTCGATATGTATCTGCCTATCTTGATCGATAATGCGGAAAGTCTGGTTGAAGTCATTGATAGTGAATCTCAGATAATAAAATTCATCGTTGATGGAGATTGTGCTATACTAACAGTAAGACCCGAAAACAGTACAATTTTATCCAAAACGCTTTTTTGATATGGAAGAATGGAAGAATATAGCCGGATACGAGGGGCTGTATCAGGTAAACGATTTGGGAGAAGTTAAAAGCCTACATAGAGAAGTTCTAGGTAAAGATGGAAAAAGAAAGTCCATTAAAAGTAGAATTATGGTCAACCAAAAATGCAGTAATGGGTACTTGTTTGTAGCCTTATCTAAAGAAGGAAAAACAAAGATGAAATTAATACACCGCCTTGTAGCTATTGCTTTTGTGAAAGGTTTTCAAGATGGCAAAGAGGTTAACCATATCAATGAGGATAAAACGGATAACAAGGCCTCAAACCTCGAATGGATTACACATCAAGGAAACTCTGTGTATGGTACTAAAATACAGAGAACCCAAAAGACCTTCAAAGAACGAAGCGTGAGTAAAGGTGCGAATAATCCTATGTTTGGAAGATCAGGGAGTAAGAATCCAAGATCAATAAAAATTGCCCAATTGGATATGAACGGAAAACTCATTAAAGTTTTTGATTCAGCGGCTTCTGCTGCGAAAGAATTAAATGGTAATGCATCCTTTATATCAAGAACAGCAAAAGGATACTACTCTCAAGCTCTTGGCTATAAATGGAAATACTTAAATAAAACCACTAAACAACAATAATCATGACAAACCCAGAAGATTCAATAAATCCTATTATTCTAAGAAAGACTGGAGACGGTTGTTTAGATTATCGGATAGCTTCAATAAAAGATCAGAGAGAAGGTATTTTTTTATTCTCGTCATACGGTCTTACAAAGCGTGAGTATTTCGCAGCTATGGCAATGCAAGGGATGTTGGCAAATTCTCGAGATTACGGTGATAAGTCTTATGAAGATATGGCTAAATCCTCTGTATATGTAGCCGATTCATTAATCAACGAATTAAATAAACAATAAATAATCATGACAACAACTCAAAACGGGCAAGTAGCCCAAATTCAGAAAAATATTTCGGATCAGGTTTTAGCGAAAATCGAAACATTCAAGGCCTCGGGAGAACTCAAACTCCCCGCCGATTATAGTCCAGAAAATGCACTAAAGGCAGCCTATCTTACCCTTTTGGAAACAAAAGATAAAAACGGACAAGCCGCCCTCCAGGTGTGCTCAAAAGAAAGCGTTGCAAATGCCCTTTTAAAGATGGTCGTTTGGGGGCTCTCACCACTAAAAAAACAGTGTGATTTCATCGTAAGAGGTACACAGTTAACCTGCGATCCTGAATACACCGGAAATATTCTTCTTGCCAAGCGTTACGGCGGGTTGAAACATCACAAAGCGAATGCTATTTTCAAGGGGGACGATTTCAAATTCGAGGTTGGCCTCGACGGTAGGCGGAAGCTCATTCACCACAAACAAGAGCTTGAATCTATCGGAGGTGAGGTGACGGGGGCTTATGTCACTTACGAACTTGAGGACGGCACGCAGGACATGGAGATCATGAATATTGTCCAAATCAGGAACGCTTGGAATCAGGGACAAATGAAGGGACAATCTGGAGCGCATAAGAACTTCTCCGACCAGATGGCAATTAAAACGGTGTACAACCGTATGTGCAAACTCCTCATTCGGGCTTCGGATGATGCTGTCCTCATGGGTGACGGTGGCTCTGACGATGACGAGGTAAAGCAAGCCCCGGCGGTTGCGGAAGCAAGGCAAGAGGTGATTGACAAGGCAAATGCACAAGAGATCAGCTTTGAGGATACTCCAAGCGACCAGCCAAGTTCCGATATGGGAATTCCCATATCGGAAGATAATCAACGTGTTGCGCCACAACCACAACCTGAAAGGACTAATTCCCAAACCGAAATACCTTATTGATTATGGAATTAGAAATATATCAAAAAGCAAAAGACTTGAGGGTTGAATTGGATAAAGTTTATGCGGTGCTAGATAAATTGGCCAAAGGTTTCTGCGAAATAACTATCGGTGGGGTGTAAGTCCCGTATTCTAAAGAGATAGGAGTAAAACTATATAAAGCTGTTCAGGAACACATCGGAGAACTCGAAGAAAAATTTAAAAAGTTATAGGCCATGGAAAAAGTAGTAGATACAATCAAAATAGAGAAACTTGAAGGCGGGTCTTTCAATGTTGTTCAAGGGGATCGATATTCCGATATACTTGGTTATGATGAAATGTTAGGGTTGGTTTCAGCCCTAACAATAGCTAAAGAACCTAATTGCTTATCTTGGATGAAAACGAAAGAGGAGCATGATGCAACACGCCCAAAGCTAAATAGTGAACCTTCTGAGGTAGAATTTGAGGATATACTTGTGCCGGAGAGTATAGGGATATACAGATATAACGGATATTCTCAAGACAATGATGGTGATACGCTTCTAATTGGATTCAATAATAACAGCCAACTTCTTGGTTATTGCAATGGACGATGGAATGTTTCTACGGGTTATGAAGGAGATTTCGACAAGGTTTCGTGCAAACTTATCCCATGTAATCGAGAAGATTTGAGAGCAGGTGATACGGTATTTACGTCTATAGCTAATTTCATGATAGAGGCAGAATTTGAAAGGCTTAGCAACTATGCGAAAGTATTAGATTCTGAAAAAGTGATATTTATTTACGAAGATTTCCCTTCTATTGGCGAATGGCCGAGTTCCATTAACTGGTATAAAGTAGTTCCCGTATGCAATTAACAGTCCTCGGTTCATCCTCTGCCGGCAACTGCTACCTATTTGAGAGTAAAAGCCAAGTCCTCATCCTTGAGGCTGGCTTGCCTCTCAAGGCGGTGAAAGAGGCTTTGAAATTCGATATTTCTAAGGTAGTTGGATGTATTATCTCGCATGAACACGGGGATCATGCTTCCCGTGTAAAAGAATTCATTGCGGCTGGAATTCCGGTTTACGCATCAAGAGGGACGATCGATGCGATAATCGTAAGGATGGCCAATAGTGATTTCGGCATGAAAGCGATGCAATCAAACAAGCGAATACAGATAGGAGAATTTGGCATTATGCCATTCGATATTAAACATGATGCTAATGAGCCTTTTGGTTTTCTAATCAAGCATCAAGAAATGGGTTTATGCCTATTTGTTACTGATACGCACTATGTTCAGTTCAAGTTTCCCGGACTTAATCAAATCCTAATAGAAGCGAATTATGAAGCTAAAATTTTGGAAGATAATGTCTGGAATGGGACGATCGACAACATGCGTTATCAACGTGTATTGAGAAGTCACATGAGCCTTGAAACCTACATTGAAGCATTAAAAGCGAATGACCTCAGGGGTGTTCAGAACATCGTTTTGATTCACCTGTCTCCTCAAAACTCGGACGCCGAATTATTCCGTAACAAGGTAATTGAGGCCACCGGGAAACCGACCTACATAGCCAAGAAAGGCTTGGAAATAGATTTTAGTTTAAACCCGTATTAGGATGAAATATAATGTTGTGAATGAAGTGAAAATGACTTATTCGAGAAAGGGTAATTCGGAGAAAATAATAACATGTTCCGAAGACTCTGAGAGCGTTTTTCGTGAGCATTTTGACAAAGATGAAATTGATTATAGAGAGGCTTTTTTTGTGATGTTGCTGAATAATTCGAATAGAGTTCTTGGCATCTGTGAAATTTCTAAATGTGGTATTAGCAGCACTGTTGTAGATGCGAGAATGATATTTCAAGCCGCTTTATTGGCAAATACTACACAGATAATATTATGCCACAATCACCCATCCGGAAATACATCTCCATCGTCTCCTGATATTTCGATCACTGAAAAAATATCAAAGGGTGGAAAATTACTTGAAATAAGGGTTTTAGATCACATCATCATTACGTCTGATTCCTATTATTCTTTTGCTGATAATGGCAAAATTTAATATTATAAATGAGTTATGAGCGAACTAAAACCCAACCGTCACCGTAACCCGAAACTATCCAATCGGGTAAAGAAAGATGAACCGACAACCGAGGATGCTTTGGCCTTTGCCAAGTTAGCGGATAAAGGAAAGAAACCCTTATATCTTAATGATAAAAGGAAGACGATTGTCATCACAGACAAGAAGAACCATAACGAGCAATTCAAACGCGATTACATCGATCGAATGATGAACACGAAACCATAGCCAAGCAATGAACCTATCCATCACTCCACCCGAAGATATTCTTACCGAATTACGAGCTATTGATTCCTTCCTCAATATTACATGCAGCGAAGAGATCGAGGAGGTTGTCAACCGGGGCAATGAACTTGCAGTCTGGATAGCCCGCAGCGGGAAGCTTCTTGCGGATTCAAAGTATCACCTCGACAAGAAAATGAAATCGGAAGTAATAGAAACACTCCGGGAACAGGCTCGTAGTCAAAAGGTGTCTTCAACGGCAATCAATAAAATTATAGGAAGCCTCTGTGCGGAAGAGCAATATCTCGTCAACTGGAGTGAAAGGATCAATAGGTCATGTGTGCATAGTATGGATTGGTGTAGGACATTAATTTCTAAGGCAAAAGAAGAAATGAAGTTTTCAGGAATGTATAACAATTCAAAGTTTTAAAATTATGATTGAAGAAAAAGAAGTGCCTGTGTATAAAATTATCAAGGCAAAAATCAAAAACGACCAGCTGTCGGCTGATTATGAAGAAATCTTCAGGGACGGCAACTACACGAACAAGGTAAGCAAATCATCCGACCAGTATATCCACGGAGACCTGGCCCGGTCATTTGACTTTCTCAAACCCCACCTGGTTGCTATCTGCGAATTACCGGAAGCAAGCAAGGTTGATATTAAAGACCCAAGTGACTACGACTTGGACGGCAGGTTGAAAGCCTACACCGTGACAGGTTACAGCAAGGGCGGCACCGATGAATCCGCCGGTGTCACGATTACCGGCCAAAAGATTCTTGCCTCTGGCCAAATCCTGAACATCACAACCCCTTTCACCCAGTTTGAGGATGAGATGGGCGATGAATATACCTATGGGGGCGAATTGAAGCTTGCTATCGACCGTTGCGACTACGAGGTAGATGCCTACCTTTTTGAACAAAAATTTGGTCTGAAACAAACTACAATTGATTTTGATATTCCTTCCGAATCAGGAATCAACGGCACGGATGAAGCACCGAAAAAGTCAGGGAGAGGGCGTAAGAAGAAAATAACGATGGAAATAACCGCCCATCATGCGGATGAGCCGGAAGAGTTCTAAACATTTTAGTCATGCAAATCACGCTTCACACTTCACAAAAAGGCTCTTTCTATGCAATCAAGTTCGACCGTTACAGGAAGAATGTCATAGAGAAGCTCAAGGAATCAGTCGTTGTTCCCGGGCGTCAATACGATGCCCGGACAATGAGCTGGATGATACCCGCCACACCTTTTGCCAAAGCTCAGATAGACAAACTCACCTATTATGTCCGGCATTTCGAGCCGATCATGTGGGGTGATGGGCACCCTGAAATAGAGCAGAAATCATTTGACATTCCCGCACTTCCATCACTTGATATTGAACACGGCCTGAAGATCGAACCGTATGAATATCAGAAAAAGGGAATAGCCCGTGGATTGGAACTAAAACGCTTCATAAACGGGGATGACATGGGCCTGGGCAAGACATTTCAATCCATCGCCACGGTCAACATTGCCGATGCTTTCCCTTGCCTGATCGTTTGCCCGAACGTGGTTAAGGTTAACTGGCAACGGGAATGGGCGAGGTTCACAGACAAAAAAGCAATGGTATTGACCGATTCCGTCCGCTCCAGCTGGCCGTTTTTCTGGCAAACAGGAATGAACCAAGTATTTATCGTGAACTATGAAAGCCTCAAGAAATACTTCGTCCGGAAGATCAACAAAACGGAGCGTTGGACTTTGAAAGACGTGGTTTTCAACGATAATATCAATCTTTTCAAGTCGATAATCATAGATGAAGCGCACAAGGTCAAATCGAGCGCTACGGCCCAATCCAAGTTCTGCAAAGGAATAGCCGAAGGGAAGGAATACATTATCATGCTTACCGGTACTCCTGTGGTCAATAAGCCGAAGGACTTGATCGCACAGGCAAGCATCATGAACCGTCTCATGGATCTTGGAGGATATAAATATTTCACCCAACGCTATTGCTCCGGACCGAACGAAGCCTCAAACCTGAAAGAGCTCAACTCCATGCTTTGGCAGAAATGCTTTTTTCGCCGTGAAAAGAAAGAGGTGCTTTCCGAACTTCCCGAAATGACCCGTCAAATCCTTACCGTGGAGATTACTAACCGAAAGGAGTATGAGGATGCTGAACGTGATCTGATTGGCTACCTGAAACAATACAAGGAAGCCGATGACGCAAAGATTGCAACGGCATTGCGTGGGGAAGTGATGGTGCGAATTGGCATATTGAGGGACATATCCGCACGTGGCAAGATGCGGGAAGCTGTCGAATTCGTGAAAGATTTCTTAGAAAACGATAAGAAGATTGTCATTTTCTGCAACCTGCACGACATTGTCGATCGCTTGCTTGCGGTATTTCCCGGTGCCGTTTGCATCACTGGCCGTCAGAACATGGCGGAGAAACAGCAGTCAATAGACAAGTTCGTAAACAACCCGAAAACAAAGGTTGTGATTTGCTCTATAAAAGCGGCCTCGGCAGGGGTTGACGGTTTGCAAAAGGCGTGTTCCGATGTGCTTTTCGTAGAAGAACCTTGGACGGCAGCCGACCGCGACCAGGCAGAAAGCCGTGTTCACAGGAACGGGCTGAAAGACGGTGCGACGATGTACCACATGCTCGGTGGCCGCACCATCGATCAAAAAATGTGGCAAATTATTGAGGAAAAAGCCAAAATCTCACAGGCAGTCATGGGTGGAGAGGACAATGTGCAGACAAGCATTGTGGATATGATGGCGAGGATGTTTGATGGAGAAGAAGAGGAGGAGTAATGCGCACCCCAATCACATATTATGGCGGAAAGCAGAAATTAAGCGTTGCGCTGAATCTAATGAATGGGTGGATATTTTTCTTTCTTCTTTACAATAAACCCTAATGGTTACGCTATGCGCTGGCGGGGTTTAGAAGCGCAAAAGTATCAAAATATATAAAACTAAAATAGAATGACAGACTTACAAAATAGCACAACACCACCGCTTGCGTGTAGCGAGTGTTATGCACAGCCTTTTGATTGTGTTTTTCATTCCGATTTTTTAAAGAATGAACTACCAGATAAATGCGCAAACTTAATAATTGCAGACCCTCCATATTTTGAAGTAAAAGGAGCGTTTGACTTTGTTTGGAATAGCTTTGATGACTATTTGAAAGACGTTGAAAAATGGGCTATTGAGTGTAAACGAATACTTGCGGATAATGGTACTTTATTCTGGTATGGGCACGCTCGAAATATTGCATACGCTCAAATAATTTTTGACAAATATTTTAACCTCATAAACAACCTTGTTTGGAATAAAGGGTCATTTATGGGATTAGAAAAAAGCGAAGGATTAAGAAGTTTTGCACCATGCACCGAAAGAATTTTAATGTATGGAAGCAAAGCCCAAGATTTGACAGGATTAAAAGCAGTTGAATTGGAATATGTCGCACCTCGAAATCCTTTTGCTATTGAATTGAGAAAAGCAAGAATAAAAAAAGGTGTAAGCATTAGCCAAGTAGCCGAATATGGTAAATTTTACGGAAATATAAATCATGGGGGAGCGGTTACAAATTGGGAGCGTGGTTATAATATACCAAGTACTGAACAATGGGAAATACTTTGCAAAAACCTACCAATAGAAAGAACCGAATACGAAGCATTAAGAACCGAATACGAAGCATTAAGAACCGAATACGAAGCATTAAGAACCGAATACGAAGCATTAAGGCGACCTTTTGAAAATGTGTTTAAGCTGCAAGAAATTATAAACTACAGTAACGAAGCAACTAAAACAGGGTCTAAATTTGACCATGATACAGTAAAACCTGAAAAACTAACAAGAGCCTTAATTTTAACCTGTAGCCGAAAAAATGACATTATAGTAGTTCCATTTGCGGGAAGCGGCACAGAGTGTGCAATGGCGATAAAAGAGGGCAGAAAAGCAATCGGGTACGATATTGAAAAAAAATATGTAGATATGTCGAACAAGCGAATTAAAGCTTTCAAAGATGCACCGAGCCTGTTTTAGGGTTGTGCATAACATCTATATATATGCAACTTTTGTTATAGACAACAATATTTTATGACACCCCAAACCTGCCTATCATGCCAAAAAGAAACAGTATCCGTTATCAAGACCGATGACGGATACATGTGCTACAACTGCTATTCGGAAATAAAAGCACCATCACGGAAGAAGCACGACAATCCGGAGGCAAGGATGCAGACGGAGTTCTTCAACCAAGTACCGATCTTCTTCCCGAAGCTTCCATCTAAGCTCCTTTTTAGTTGTCCGAACGGAGGATCGCGGAATATTATCGAAGCAAAGAATTTAAAAGCTCAAGGAGTAAAATCGGGCGTGGCGGATGTTCTACTTCTTATTCCGAAAAAGGGCTATGCAAATCTTTGCCTCGAATTCAAAACCTCCAAAGGCCGGCAATCTGACGAGCAAAAAGAATTCCAGCGCCAAATAGAGGGTGCTGGCGGTAAATATGTGATCGTTCGGTCAGTCAAACAGGCAATAGATGTAGTGAAATGGTATCTGGGGTAGAAATAAGCCCCGCTATCTTCACAGACTGCGGGGCTTCTACATAATTAACCTCTAAAAACTACCATGAAATCATATTTTGAAAAACAGCTTCCCAAAGAAAGCGATTATCTTACTTTTGTATTTTAGCCCTATGTAAATAGACAGTAATGCCGATATTAACCCGGTGAACCAGCAGCATGCCTCCTGCCACCACTTCAATCTATTCACCTCGATGTTGTTAACTACCGGGTATGGCACACGTATCGTATCCTGCCTATTGATCGTATCCCTGATATACTTGTTGATATATACCCGAGTGTATTTGTTCCAAAAAACAGTGTCTCCCCTTGAATATAAGTATACCGAATCAAGAATATGGATCGAGTCTCTTACCAATTTGTCCCGGTACTCGGTTTTGACGCTTTCAACGGGAACATACACCGTCTTGGGGCTTTTGCACCCAGCGAGCGACAATATCGCCAAAATGATAAATAAAATAAATTTTTTCATAATAAATTTCTAATTAATGTATGCGCTCAAACGTTTTTCCGTTTTCGGTCATAATAAAATATGAATATTGTTTGTCGGAGGTGTTTTCTTTGACAAACATGGTCAATTTATTTTCCCCAATGATTATCGCTTTTATCGTAGCAATATCATGTTCAGGGTAATTTTCTTTCATTAATTGGTCAAACTCTTTTGTTGAACCTTTTCTTAATTGGGAATAATAGTTGCCTAATGCGTAATTCTCAATTACTTGTTCAAAAGGGGCATTTTCATTTTCCCTCATTTCCTCAATAATTCGTAATGCAAACATTGTATTTATGTATTTATATATATGGCTACTCTTTTAAAGGTTTTCGCCGTTCCCTTTTATAATTAATTTCATTTCAATCTATATTTTTAAGTTCAACCGTTTTCCCTGCGAGAGAATGAGTACAATCATTTAAATATTGAATCATTCCGTTATTGATGAAAGAGTGACAGGTGCGATTATGTTCACCTCCCCGAACTAAGATAGATGGTGATATGGTAGGCTTATCTACATCGCCATTAAAGCCCCACGGTTCAACCCCATCTCTTTTATCTGTCCAAACGGAATGATATTCTTGGCATCCTTCACACCAAAAAAGATATTGGCCAAACGTGTTTTCTAATCTCTTGAATTTCATTTCAATTTTTTTATTCATTAATAGCTCTTTTCATCCTTCTACAGTATTAACGGGTGATACAAGTCAACCACTTCAAAGTCCCCTAACTTTAAATATTGCGCCTCGACGAGGCTTACTATCCAATATCCGGGATTCATTTCAATAGGATTGAAGAACCAATTTTGTTGAAATTCTTTACCAGTCAATTCCTGTGCCTTTTCGGCTGTTATTTTAGCTACTAACATAATATTTGATTTTAAGCGATAGCGGCAAGGCCTATATCGACTCTACGTTTGTTAAATTGAGTTTTCAATGCTTGAGATTCACCATAAGTGATTGAGCCTCCATTAAAATAAGCGGCAATACCGGCTGTACCATAAATACCACTTCCAGCATTATATCTTGATAATATCAATTGATTGCCATTAGGTAAATTATTAGATGTTAGGGTAAATGTATTAGTTTTATTATTATCAATTAGATATAACCCAGTAGAATTATATCTAATTATCATTTTTATTCCTACACCAATAAGTGAAGCAGTAACTCCATTGCTACCACCACCAGAGTTAATTTTTTGTGAGTTACTAAGAGTTCCACCAAATAATGTATTTTCAACACTTGCAGTATTACCATCTAAAACACACTGCAATACTGTTGTATTTGTAGATTCCTGATAAACTAGCACCCCACGACAGGCATCATTAAGCTGGTATTTTTGTCCATCAACAAGCAATGCTGGATTAAACCCAGTATTTATATAAGCATTAATACCATTTCCAAAATAGGCATTATTTGTGAAAGCTGATCCACCAAGAGTAGCAGCATAATACTTACTTGGATTAACCAAGTTTATCATTCTAAATGCTGCTGATCCAGCTCCATCAAGCAAATACAACAGATCAAGCTTATCAAGCATTGCTTTGCTGTCCCTCAGGAAAGCATTAATAGCATTCAATTCCGATCTAGGAGGCAAGGCAATGCCATTTGTTTTTGCATAAGCAATAACCGCATTCATCCTTGGGCAATAACCGGCATCTGGACTTGAAATACCTCCTATCTTTGTAGCTCTTAATCTCATGCGGCTGGCGTTGTTAGTTCGGAAACATAGACAAAACCAGCGGATGCCGAGATGAAGGCTATGTGTGGGGTTGAATTGTCGTTCAGCAATAGATCGAGACGTTCACCTCCCGCTATGAAATGCCCTGTCGTAAGAGTAGGGGTCTGCGCCGATGTTCCAATCAGATAAAAACTATCAACCGTTGCATAGATTGATATTCTGCGAATATTAGCTGTCAGGGTCACATCGTTCACCGTATTTGCCACTAACGCCAACTGCCTGGCAGTCGTCGGCCTTCCCAAGTTTTCAACTAATGAGCGCCCCCCGATTAATGCAGACATCTTTGACATCAATGTGGATAATATACCCCTGAGCAATTGTCCCCACGTCAAATCTCCCGTTGCAGCCGTTGCCGGGGCTTCGGTTTTGGCCGTGTCTATTATTGTTACTTCGGAAGAAGATTCTCCACCCCCAAATATGGATTCGGTTAGGGATTGGTAATTGTCGTTTGTAAGATCAGTTTCATTTATGCTTATCTGTGAAAGAACCTCCCTGAACCGTTCAATCCCATTTTGTGTTACCAGCACATAATTTCCAGATCTGAATAATTGAAATTCACCAAGTTCTCCTTTTAGTATTTCAGATCCATTAGTGATGCTTACGGACTTGTCCGTCGAAATTATTGTTATCATAAGGTTTTATTTTAAAACGTTTAAAGCGTTGTTATACCATTTCTGTCTATCTGCAAGCCCATTTGTTCCACCATTGATAATCTTGGTTATTTCGATGAATTTTCCAGCATCGGAAAGCCGGCTAAGCCCTTTTTCCCACCACCAACGGCAAGCAGTCCAAGCGGCATATTCGGGTTGTTCGACAAGTTCAGGTTTTGATACAAAATCAATTCCCAATGCTTTTGACATAGCTTCATAATTATGCCTCCCCGTGATTTGGATCAATCCCCGTCCCTTGAATCTCACACCGTCTCCTTGCTGGGTATTACCTAAGTCTTTACGACCTTCATACGCCTGACCGCTTGCAATTTCTTTAGTGTATTTAAACGAACCACTTTCATGCAGTATTTGGGCAATAAAAGCAGCTTCACGCATTTTCCCGTTGATGCTGTACATTTTCATGTATTTGTCAAGAATAGGCGCATACAATAGGATATTAGAATCCGTTGCAGATGTGGCTATTTGTTTAAGTTCATTTGTTGTCATCTTGTTTAGCCTCCCCGCTTGAGTTAGTAAATAAATTCAGAGTAATGTATGACACAAATCCCCCCGCAGCGGCCAATAATACCTCTTGCCAATTGAAATTAGCAAAAACAGTGGCAGAAGATAAAGCGGACGACAAAGCGGTCAATCCGGCAGTTATTCCAGATACGATTAATCCACGCCAAAAATCCCGGCTGTTCAATTTTAAAAATCCTGATTTTTTCATCTTAATTACTTTTGGTTAAAAAATTAAGTTTTCCTATTATAGGACATTTTTCATCTGGTATTTCGCACTCAACTTTACAAGTGATAGCCCGTTCAAAAATTATGTTTCTTTTTTCAGAATATGCTATTTCCTTGTCTTTTGAGTTCATGTCTTTTTCAAGCCTCTGTATCTTTTTTTCTTGCTCTTCGATCCTTGATGATAGCCGTTTGTTTTCCTCGCTAAGGCCATCGATGATACTGCGCAAAGCATCAATTTCCGACTTATCGGCTTCGGCTATTTTTATACGTTTATTCTGACGTATAAAAATAAAAAAGCTAATTGAACCAGTAAGGCCTCCAATAACACCTAATATACCTACCAAAACATGAAAAATCTCCATTTCCGTTTAGTTTTTATGGATTCCTCAACATCTTTTAATGCCGAAAACCCAGTTATCAACTTATTGTATTGCTCCTGTGTAAGATTGTCGCAATAACCGTTCTCTATTTTATTAATGAAGCTTTTCAGTATCTTTATTATTGATTTTTTTAATGCGTCCTCCATTCTTAAAGTAAAATATAGAAGCGATTATTATTACTAAGGTCAATACAAGAAGCATGTATATGCTTCCGTTTGAGATCCTGTACCCATTCACATAGAAAGATTCATATATAAGTGCAATAAGCATATTGAATATCAATACCAAGTGCCATTTGCACATTTTAAAAAATAGCGACCGGATTACAAGGTAGGATCTGTTTATATGTGAATAAAACCCCATAATATCTCCTGTATAACAAGCCAACAGAAATATATTCGTAATTACAGGATACAACCTTGTGTTCAAGACAACTAATTTGTAAAGGTTCATCTTAACTTTAGTCACCCCCTCCAGTTGTTCCTCCACCTGTTCTCACATCTCCGGTCAACTCATTATTTTCCGTTTCTTTTTGTGGCTGAATTGGATTGGATTCTTTATCCTGATCGTTTGCAGGAACTTCTTTTTCTTTTTCCATAAACTTTTTAGTTTAAAATATAAATTAATAATAAATATACTACAAATCTTTACTTAAAGCAATAAGGTAGGCGCGGTATGTTGAGCCATCCCAAATTAACATAAACTGGACTGAATCACCTCTAGCCAACGACAGTCCATCTGTCACCACGTCTCCATTTGTATTTATGTACTGTGGGTAATCAGTTGATGATACCCCGGATACCGCCGTAGTTCTTCCGTACAGCAACCCGGATGTGGTTGAATCAGCCGACACCAATATAATTATTTTTAATTTAAAAGGGACTGTAGATGCAATACCAAGCCTGCTCGCTATAGATGATTTAGCCGGCAACACTATACCTGAATTTGAATTTGTAAATTTCATCAGTATTGTATCTAATGATAAAGAGTAATCACTGGGCACAAAAAAAGTATTGGCATTTGGGTTATTTGTTGTAAATGCGTATCCAAGAACCATCCCGTTTGCTTGAATATCTCCTTTTGTCTGAATAGCTATATTTTGTCCGGCACCCGTACATTCAATTATAAGCCCAAAATTTTTCCCAAACGCATTTATGTTTGTATTTAAAAATTTACCTACTGCCACTAACCCCGAAGATGCCGGCAAGACATTTTTACCAATGAGAGCAGTTGTGTTTGTGCCTGAATATTTGATAAAACTATCATATAAAGACAACCCTTGACCTGTGCCATCGGAGACTGAAGCTTCCGACCCTATCCTGCCATTTGCTATCGAAAAACCTCCAATAGAACCACTATCTGTTATTATCTTTCCCTCAAATTCACCATCCGTAAACTTGACTGAGCCATCGTGGTTAATAACTGCCTTATATGATTCATTGACAGTGCCAAAATTTTCAACACCTGCGGCAAAAGCGGCATTTTTTAATGAAGACAATCCGTTTATGAATGCAGTTATGACCCCGGATAAATTTCGAGCCCCAAGTAAAGCCGTCAAGACCCGACCACCATCTATTTCTGTTGAAGAATCAATAAGTTCCCGGAGGTACGCGAGGTTATCCGCAGCCGTTTTGGCGGCATCTGCCTGCCCCTGCGCAGTCCCGATCTTATCGTCTAAGTCTTGGGGAGAGATACTGAAATTTCCCGGCCTGTTTCCTTCCGCATAGAACGGTTGGGCTATCGAGATATAATCGCTCGGGCTTTCCGCCTGAAAACTCAATACGGACGTGTATGAAGAGCCGTTCGAAATATGTTTCCCCGAGAATTTCTGCCATGATGTATTTAGCACCACATTATATGATTCGCTGTTCACCGTGATCGTGCATGTTTGGGAAACGGTGCTTTTTATCCACACAGACCAGCAAAATTCCACTCCTGCCGGACGTAAAACCTCGTAGCCTATAGTCCAGGAATTGTCAGTCTCGAGGACATTACCAAATTGGGATTCCGGCACCACATCCCCGTAATTGTTATAATCCCAGAAGTCTAACCCTTTGGAAAAATCGGCGTTCCTGATTAAATTTATAGTCCCTACCTTGATATCCTGGATAGAAGATTCGGTGCCGGAAGCCCAGGTACCAAGGTCCACTTCCTCCCCGTTATGCGAAAACTTAACCGTGCCTACAAACTCGGAAGTACTGCCAATGTGGGTTTTTCTTCTACCTACAAGGGAGTAAGTGTTTATGCCCTCGTATTGGGCAAGGAAATCGGAAGAGATGGCAGACAAGACCAATGCCTTTTGCCGGGAGGCATCCGTCCTGTTGCCCAGCTGTATAATATTGTCGCCTGCTGCGGGAACTCCATCGCCGTCTTTGTCCGAACCTGATAGGTCAATGTAATTGGCGCCTATTGCGGTGACCAACCGCCAATAATACTTGGCCCTGTTTCCGGTGAATATTTGGCAACGCGCCTGGTCTCCAACGTGGAATGTATTCGTTGCCTGCCCGTCACCCGTGTCAAAAAAGCACCTGTATCCATCTTCCGTGAAGGAAACAGAAGTACATTTTATCGGGTTGGCAGCGCTTATTACGATCTCACCCCCTTGGGCTATCACTTCCTGTACTATCCACGTGCGGAAAGTCGCATCTTTTCGAACCACCATCTTGTCCACCTCAAGCAATGAATTGCCGTCCTTCATCCTGAACGTTCCACCTCCACCAAGGGTTCCGGGACTATAGGTGCCCACGTCAAGACCCTTTATGAAACTAATAAGTTCGGCCACCGTATCGGGATTTATTTTTGACAGAAACTCCAACTTGGCCCGTTTGGATGAAAAAGCGTTGCTTTCAGATGGTGCAGTGGAATCATTTGAACGTATAAGATAAACTCCATTTCCAGAACCAAGATATGTTTGAGTTTTATACGTTATTGAATCTATTTGCGCCTCTAAATTACCAAATCTTGTATACGCTACTGATTCTCCAACAGTTATAATAGGACTATCATAAGGCTTATCCAAGTTATACTCTACTCCTATAATCCTCGATATTCTTCCCGATTCAAAATACCCTTGGTTTATAAGGTTTACTTTTTGCCCCAATATGTCTGCTGGTAATAATGATAATGGGTTACCTTCATTGTACACATAATCCGACATCATTGTGTTGTCGTAAGTCGAAGGGTCTATCTTTGATTTTGCAATATAATCTTGCGCGGCTGCAAGTAATGCCTGTTCAGCTTGAGAAATAAGCGTAGATGACACAAATGAAATGTCATATCCATACATGTTATAAGTATCACCCACAACTGGGTATAATATCCCATCTGGTAAATACCTTCCAGAATCTTGATTCCTTGATATTTCAAAAGTAGTACCGGTATTATCGCTATCTTTCAATTCAACTACAAAATCAAAACCGTTCAATAATCCTGAACTAAATTTAATACGCAGATCATCTAATTTCCATGCAGCCAAGAAGTTTTTTAATGAAGTATCTTTGAATGTGAATATGGGATATGTTTCACCCGTGTTATTGCCGTCACTATCGGTATAGTTGCCGGTTGTTTGGGTTATTGAAGAAACAACTCCCTGTTGGCTTGGATATATCTCGTCAAATACGACAATCGATTCTACGGCCTCTTCTTCCGGCATCCCCTCGTAAGCGTCAAGATAGGGAGTTCCAACAGGTAGCATAAGCCTTTTCTGTACAACTCCGTTCACCGTTACCGATCCATCTACAGGACGGTAGTTTGATGGGATATTACGGTCAGAACCAAAGGCTATTATACGTGTAGCATAGTCCGTTGAATCTTTGCTTCTTGACATTGACTCGACATTTACCCCAATCTGGTAATTGACTGCATCACCAAACTCGCATTTTCCAAAATGGATTATATTGTCAAATACCCACCATTCGCACTCCCAAGTATTCGCGATGTCGGTAAGTGCATCAATGAGATTTGTATTGTCATAGGACACCATTTTAGCGGAAGTATCCATCGTGGAATCAATTGAAAAAGAAAATGCAGTACCGTTATTGAAAGTATATCCTAATGCGGTGAGATTCCGGATGAAAATTCCCATGTGGGTGGATAAGTTGGCTGTCAAGCTCCATGAAGCCTCAGACCCTCCCGTTTCAGGCGTAAACTTAAATATCTTGTTTTTCCATTTCCAGTAATAGGCATCAAGCCTTAGTTCATAGTCCCAGCCCCCTGTTTTTGTATTGTATTCAGGTTTGTAAACATCGACTACTTCAAAGGTCCCATGTTCATTCGAAAACCATGATCCTAGTTTGAATATAACAGGGTTGGATAACGAGAATTTTAGCGTTACATAATCCTCTTTCATAAGGGTGAATTTACGCTTGCACCCTGTATTTATCGGTGTTGAAAATATTGTACTTCCGGATGTATTTTGTATGTCCACCATCAAGATCTATTTTTAGGATTAGGTTCATTGAATTTCACTACCATGGAACAGGAATTCGAAACCCTATTAATACTTGTGCAATTCTTGTAAACCAGATGATATATATCATTGTTGACCTCCGGTACTTGAATCGATATTTGTACTCCTTCCAATTCTGCCGTAAATAATGTTAGGTTTGAGATAAAAGAAGCTATGCTGTTTCCAAATATGTTGAATGCTAGCGTAACATCCCTTTCATCAACCTTTAGGTTTTCATACACAACCCTTTTACCGTGTTCAAGTCGTGACGAATTTTCAATAATATCCTTTGACGGTGACGGCATAAGCAAGTTTTCAATGAACCCGTCTCCCATTGAAACGCCCATTGTCGCCGCATCCGAACCATTTATTATCAAGTCAGCCATGTTCTTTTAAACTAAAATATAAAAACAAAGCCGCTATCTTCACAGACAACAGCTTCGACCTTAAATACCATGAAAAACATATCATCAATTCACTACTTCAATACTAAAATATAAAGCAACGTAGCATTTTACGACATTGATGATATTTTGATACTTACACAAGCCCAGCCGTATTCTTTTTTACTTGGGCTATATCCGATTCAATATTCTTTAGCGATTTTGCCGAATCCCCCGTATTGTTCCGTATCTCTACCAATTCAAGGTATGATTGAGCAAGCAATTGTCTATTCTCATCCGCTATGTTCTTAATATCGGAAGATACGGTAAGCATAGAACCAAGTTTTACATCCATAGCACTTAGCTTGTCTGCCTGAACGCTTGATTTTCCGGACATTGTTTCCATCGATATTTGCATGGCCGTAAACCGTCCGTTCAACTCTTCCGCTGTATCTTGCGTGAGGGATGCCGCACTTTTTGATGTAGCCGATTGGGAAGAATATGAGGAAGAACTTATTCCGGAAGCAGCTAAAGCTTGGTCGTACATTGATTGGGCATTACCATATATGGTTTCATAAAGTGATTGCAGTTCTGTTATTTCAGCTTCCGTTAATTTATTGTCGCTAGCCGAATAATTGGCAAACTTGGCATACCAGTCCTTTAAGGCGTTTGTCAAATAACTGTCCTTTACAAATTTCAAGACAGAATCACGCATCATGTCGTTGAAATTATCAGCTATGTCAGACATTGTCGTCGATGTGTCTTGGAGAAGGTCATCCAACCCGTCCTTTACCGAATCAAATGAAATACCGGTCAAGGCCTGCTGTATTGAATCCGACAAGTCGTCAAGTTCGCCCTGCGCATCAATAATGTTTTCAAGGTAACCGCGAATATCGCCGTCTATCAGTGACCAAGCATACGCGTTTTCCGACATAATTTTTGAAAGTTGGTCTCCAGAAAGCTTATAAAGGTCATCTATCGAATCCACTGTAATGCCAGCCGATTTGCTTAACGACTCCCAATACCCGGAGAGGGCATCGTTGGTCTTATATCCCTTTGAATGGGAGAACATGCCGCCCCCAGCATTTCCGGCCGCGGCCGCCAGCCTCCGGTATGAATCTATTTGGGATTCTATGGCCACTTTTGCTTCTTGGTATGTCGCCATAGCGGAACTTCCAGACATACCTTCCAAGGCTTCTTTTTCTTTGTCTATAACACGTTGCAATACATCCACGTAAGCTCCCAATGACAATTTTAATTCCTCATATTGCTTTGTCCAATTAGTAGAGCCCCATCCAAGCAATGAGGTTATCTGCCTCACAGTACCCTTCATCACCTTTATCGAACCGGTGATCACAGTCATGGGTTTTGAAAAGTCAATGGATGACAGACCGTCCATTATTTCGCCTGTGCCCTGTATGTATTTTTTTGTATTTTCATCAACATTGACTCCGACCATTTCCAGAGTGTCGATAATGTCGTTGGCGGCACCTACCGCTTGTTGCCCATATTGTGCAACTTGGTTCAATGCCTTTGATGTTTGGATCAACGCCCTTGTCCTGTCACTTTCGGCATTTGCCAAGTCGGATTCCGCTTGCGCATAGTCAGACGAGCCGTCCAATCCTTCACGCGTCAGCCTGTTCAATTGTTCCTGCGCTAAAGAAACGCGCCGCGCAGCTTCCTCATAATCAAAAAGGCCGGAACTGATAGCCTCAAATGGATCCCGGTTTTTGATCTGCTCATCCATCTTTTGTAAAGATTCTGAAACGGCCTTTATGCTATCCGGGGAAAGGTTCTTAGATTCTGAAAGGTATTTGCTTAGCTTGTCCCGCAAGGCCTTTAATGAACGCGTTGAAACTTCCTCAAGGTTACCGAAAACATTTTCCCAATCTATAGATTTTTGTAATTGCTCGAAATCTAATTCACCAACCGATTGGTCAAACTGCTTTTTGGCCTCAACGATAGCTTCGGTTGTGGCTATTACAGTGGCTGAATCGTGCTTACTCATGGCATCGGCACGCTCTTCCTCTAAAGCTTTCACGTCATCATTGTATTTTTTCTCCAACTCCGTGCGTTTGGCCGCGTAATCTTGGTATTTGTCAAGCAATGATTTGAGCGAATTTTTTTGAGCTGTCGTCATTTCCAATGTTGCCGCAGCCTGCATATTGGCCAGTTCCGTCTTTGCATCACCCGTCAGTTGGCTTGCACCCGTTATGGTCGGAGTAAAGGTCAACCCTTTTTTCTTGTAATCCGGATTGGCGTTTATCCAAGCAAGCTTCTCGTTTTCCTGAGCCGTTTTTATCAGTTCGGCAGTCCGCTTTTTTATATCGTCCTGACGTTTCTGGTAATTGAGCTTTATTTGCGCCTGCTGTTTGGCATATCCCTCATCCATAGCCGCCATTTTGGCCTCAGACAAATCCGTTTCTGAAGATTCGACCGCAAGTTTTAACTTTTCATTATTTTCCGCTATCTTCTTTGCCCGTTCATCAGCTGCTACCTTTTCGGCATTAAGCTGTTCCTGTGTCTTTTTATTAGCTTTGTCTGTTTTGCTGACATTATACTTGTCTATTTCATCATCTAATTTTTTTATTTGGTTGAATAAAGATTTGGCGTCCTTGGAATTTAAATCAGCAGGTGCAATTTTATTGTATTGGTCTTGTAGTGCCTTCCTTCTGTCGGTTAACAACTGCAATCCTTTTGACCCTTCTTCAGCAAATATAGGAGCCATCATGCTATTAGCTTGCTTAAGCTTTTCATTTGCATCTTTCTGACTCTTGATTATTTCATCAACATTTTGTTGTACGACATTTTTTTTACCTATGGATGTTTGGGTAGCTCCTGTGATGGAACTGTTTATAGACACGAAGTCTTCTTGAAACTTGGACACTATTGATTTCATCCCTTGGCTTAATCCACCACCAACTTCAAGTTGTGACCTTAGGGTGTCAAAATATGCTTTTCCAGTAGTTTCTCCAAATTTTTTAATAAAAGCCATCCTTATGTTATCATAACTCATCTGTTGCTTTCCTATGGCATCCGAACCTATCTTGGCCGATGTAGTAGCTAAAGCGTCTGCCCTTGCCTTGTCAAGTATGGATTTTGTGACTTGACGGATATTTGCGTCAAGTTGCCCGTACTTTATATTCTCAATGTCCATCCCCTTGAAAACGTCTGGATATTGAGACAACAGCTTGCTTCTCGCCGAATACCATTCGTCTGTGCCTTGCTTCGTAGTCTTGAGGCTATTCACAAGGGCATTCAGTTTTCCAAGCTCAGATCCAGCACTGTTGGCAAAAGACTTATACATTTCTTTTACCTCATCACCAGCTAGCTTTGCAGCATTCTTAGCATCAAACAACCCGCTCACCCAATTAGCCACTTGCTTCCAATTCGTGATGAGATAAGTGGTCAGCAATAACAATGCGGTTTGCCAGCTGAATATAGCCCCGGTTATTTGTTTCCAAATGGGAATACCCGATTGCCCGCTTGCCTTCAACGCCTCATTGGCGGCCCTTGCATATTTGATCTCATCAATAAGCATTGGCCAGTTATTGGAAACAGCAGAAATGAATACATTAATTCCATAAGCCGCTGACGGGAGTTCACGGGCAAGCTGGTTAACTTGGAACTGGATGCCGTTGAACCCAGATTTATAGTTGCCTACATTTCGCTGAAACCGCCGTGAAAGTTCTTCGGCCTCGCTTAATTCGGTAGAAGTATTTTTTATGTCGGCAAGCAGCGCATCCCCGGCACTACTCTTGCGCATAGCACCTGACATGGCATCGTAGGAAGCCGTGAGTAGGGATAATTGAGCCCTTAGTTGCAACACGCTGCCTTCGGCCAAGTTGTTCACCTTTATCTCGTTCACTTTCTCTTTTTGCAGGGAAAGTAATGCTTGTTCCTCCCGATATATGGCAGATATGGAAGACTCGCGGGAAGTATCCGTTATATCCGCACCACCTTTCAGGCGGGCTATTTCCCGCAGCTTAGCAGATATTTCATTCAGGCTACCCTCGCTCATGCCCATTACCTCGGTAAATGACTTTTGCGGGGCAATTGCTGCAGCATTTACTTCCTTGATGATGGATTTGAGGCGCTCGACCTCCGAATTAGCCTTTGTTATATCGGTTGAATCAATGTTCAACCGTGCCTTTACCGATTCAAAGGATTTTATCTTTGATTGGATGTCTGCGAGGGAGTTCTCCGGCATACTAAGGACGTCCGAGAACGATAATCTACCCAAAGATGACAAAGTACCTTTCAAGCGTTCAACCTGTGCTTCAACAGTCTGTATTTGGCTAAAACGGTCAATCGGTATCGTCACCTTATAATCGTTCAATGCCTTTATCTTGGCCTGAATGTCTGCGATCGATGTTTCTACCAAGTGGAACGGATGCACGTCTATGGTGTTGATCCTGATATTATCCTTGATTGATTTGCCGACGGTGTCAAGTGCCGACTTGGTTTTATTGAATTCGGATATGATAGCGGAGGCATCCGCTCCTTCCGGCAATGCCCTGTAGGCTTTCTCAAGGTCTGACAGCTTCAATATAAGCGAATCCACATAACCCATTTGCTTGGCTGAACTTGACTTCTGGCTTTCAACCAATGCTTTCATGGACTCGGCCGATTTGCTGGCGTTGGCCGACAATTCGGAGTCAAGTGCTGTGGCAGCTTTTGCAGCCGACATGACAAGCTCTTCCATCCGCTTGGTTGCAGATTTCAATTGCGATTCAAGTTCTTTTATTGACGACTTCGACATTGATGAATCCAGAGACTGCAAAGAAGATTTAAGCTTCTCTATCTCTTCCCTTAAACGTATCACTTCCTGGTAGTCGGCTGCGACACGAAAATATAATTTACCCATTTTTATTCCTCCTTCTTTCGGCTAATTCTTTTCCAGATACTTTTTGTATTTTCTCCCCATTTACCATGTGTAGCTTGTCTTTATTCATTACAAGAAGATTCCTGTATGGGATTGCCTCAAATACTTCACTATACGATAAATGCAGGTTTTCCATAAAAGAAGCTATTTGACCGTGCATCACATCATTCCCTATTATTGTTGTTTTGCCGCTATCTGTGTTGCTTGCTTCACCAAAGCGGCACAGGCGAAAAAATCATCGCCTCCCATAAGATGGTTGATTATCATATTTGACAATTCACCTATTTCTTTTGATGTGGGGTTTACCCTCAACTTAAGCCATAGGTATTTTATCCAGTTGCCTCGTGAGATAATCCAAAGCAATCCGTTCAGGATATGCCTATAGTTTCGGGGTATTTCTGCCAATATGGTTACTTTAGAATATTCAGCATCTATCCCAACCTTTGACCATTCTCCCAACGCCTTGCATATAGTTTTCATGGTAGGCGGATATATCTTATATAGTTTTCCCGATATGTTCATGACTTTGAAGTCAATTCCCAATAGGCTATCGGATATTAATTTTGAAGCTTCATTCATAACATTAAATTAAAAAAGGCGGTGGCGTATTGTACAGCTACCGCCCCGGTTTATTTATTGATTTTTATTATGCCGAAGCCGCTTCCACGGCATCCGCGTCAAAATTGTACTCGCTGCTAACCCCGGTAACCGTTGGAGTCTGTACCAATCCTTTAACAGGAATAGCGATTGCCTTGTCAGTGGTGGCTTCGCGCGCCACAATCTGACAATTTGGGAAGATAAACCAAACATCATCATCAGTAAGGCAGAATAAAACTTTATGAATGGTCACTTTTTCCAGTGACCGCTTCCATCCGATTTTAGCCGATGCTGTGCCGGTAATAACCGTTCCTCCCATCAATGCCGCTTTTGACGTATAGTCGTATTGGCCGATAGTAAATGAAGGGGTGATATCGCCGGGCACAGTATCGTGGCGATAATTCAATCCGGTCAACTGATTTTTATACCCGGTAACAGAGGCTTCCGTTTCTTCAATCTGCCAAGTTTCCCCATGGACGTTCTGAACGATATTACCTGCTGTATCTGCAGCAGCAATAAGCGTCTTGGCAATAAGCGGAGTAATGTCGGCTGTAACTACCGAAGTATCCGCATACAAAATCTTTTTAATACCTGTTGCTGTAATCATTTTATTTCACATTTAAAATTTCAAACAATAATCTTATATTCACGAAGTGACATCCTAACTCGGAGTCCTCTTCAATAGATGAGGTGTAAATTGAAACATGATATACACTTGAGTCAAATTTACCAGAATAGCTGTCAAATATTGAATAAGCCATCCTTTCAAGCGCATTGAGCCTTACAAGGTTTGCTTCGCCCGATATATTCGGCACATTCAAATTCACCTCGACAAAACCTTTCTTCCAGTAAGTGCTTGCAACATTCCCTTTAGCTATTATGACGATTCTTTCATCTGTTACTTTACCTAAAGGGATACCGCCTTTCTGGTATATCTTTGAAATGCCAAAATCCCGGCATTTTGCAAAAACAATATTGGCTACGTCACTAGTTGTTATCATCTTTCAAACTTATCCTTTAATAGCTTTTCGGCGTGCAATGCAGCACCGCTCAACACATCATATCCTTTAGCCTCAACGAACGAGGCATATTGGACTATTTTACCGTCAGGAGTTCCAGTTACCACATCAACCTTGTCAGGGTCAATTACCATATCTGCAAAATCCACGGATGCTTCACCGTTCACGCTTGTGGCGTCGTTATAGAGCAAAAGCCCTTCCTTGTCAACCAGATACTTGTTTGATTTGCGAAGCGTTCCTGTACGGTTTTTATACTCCCCATTCTGGATTGCATAGTCAACGGCGGATTCCCCGGCTTCAACCATTGCCGGCACAACTTCATCCTTGATAAAGGAGTCAACCTGCTTCAGCATGTCGTCTATTTCGGAAAAATCTATACCCATAGTGCAGTTACATTAAAGTAATTTGACCTTTTAGGAATATAAACCTTACCCTCAGCTATTGGTAAAATACCAGATAACACCCTGATTGACTCACCCGAGGTAACGGATATATGCCCTTTACAGAATATTTTATATTTCGGCGTGTAGACAGACCCGTTTTCAGAGGTAAAGTATTGAGTAGTATTATCTGAACATCGGCAAGGACATACATCAGTCCATGAAGCACCGCCAGTCCTAGGAATTATTCTTCCGAATTCGTCCCGCTCTGGATCTGTGATCACTTCTTTTTGTAGTATGTGCGGATATTTTACCATGATGAACCAGACCTCCCGCGTGGAACTTGGATAGAATTACCCAGCGAGTTTGCCTTGTCAGCTTCCTCATTGGCCAAGTAAAGCTCTTTGGCCTTGCCGATATACCATTTACGAGGATATGCGACTGATAATTCACCCTCCGAAAAATCAGGCAACCCGCCAATCATGGCATATATGTCGGCCACTGCCAGTTGTACCGACTGCTTGGCTTCCACGGAATAGGTGGCCGCCCCGTCGATGGAGCGGTCAACCAATACTGTGCTTATGAAGCTTTCGCCGTCTCCAACGCCCGGATAGGATTGTATGGCCTCAAGGATCGTCATGACTTAGTCTTCCACCTTGTTTGATTCAGGATCCACATCTTCGCCAAGGAATGAAGCCGGAACATTGTCAGTGCCTTCCGTATCCTCGTTGGCAGCCCATGCGGCACCGTCGGCCTTCAGGATGTACATTGCATCCGGATCGTTGACCACGGGGAAGGCGTTGGCTTCCGCTTTTGTCCATTCCTTGAACGGCTCTTCTGTGGAGAACTTCGTGATAAGGACAAAATCCTGTTTCACCATGATGGCTTTCTTCTGGATCGAAGCGGAATTCTCGGCGGCGATAGGGCCGTGCTGGATGTCGCCCACGTTCAAGTCTTCCAAGAAACAAATCCGTTTGCGTTCCCATGGGTTTACCGTTGTGCGGCGGTGGTTCTTCGTCTCCACGCGAACCGCCGGCGATATGGTCACGATCTGCACGGGGATTTCTTGCTCGGCCAGATATTCGTTGATCACCGTCTTGGTGACAATGATCTTGGATGTCTGGTTGATCCACGCCTTGATCTTGTCAATTGTCGCCTTTTGTTTCTTCAAAAGGGCAAAATCGGCCGTGTGCATGATGACATACTTGATATTCACGCCATCGGCAGAGGCGGCGGTTATCACATCATCGATGTCCTGCAGGCCGTCCGCCGTATTCGTGTTGGCCCAATCAGCAGACGAAACCTTCTTGTTGGCTTCGAGCATCCCGCATCCGACAAATTCAGCCGTCACAAGGCCATTGTTGTTTTGGGCATTCAAGTGGAATCCCCCTTTGGACATCAGCTGCATGCACCACCACTCGAAACGGGCGCGCACGGAATTGTAAACGAAATCCTGGTCCTTGAAGGCAAGGTTCAGCACCTCCATCTGTTGGGCATCACCCGCCGCATCGTTTTGAAGCTGCAAATACTCGTTGTACTCGCTTTCGTTCATTCCCCGCTTGACGGCTGTCTTGGGGATATCCCCCGAAAGCTTGCTGATTACCTCGCGCGTCTTTTGCGGAGCCGAGGAATCGAAGCTGATAACGTCGGCAACAACCGGAGCGCCTTTTTCCCCCACAAGGGTTTCCCATTTCAGGGATGTCTTTTGTTTGACCCCGAAAAAGTTAGGGAAATACATCTGGCGCACAAACCTCGTGTTGAGACGTGCCGCCATGTTTTTTCTGTTTACCTGTTTGATTAACGATCTTTCCATTTATAAGAAGATTTTTAGATTAGACAATACGGATCCCCTGTGCTTTCAGGCGGGTTTTCAACGCTGAATCAAGAGGGAATGGAAGAACTGAACCGTTGACTGTCCCCCGCACAAGCAGTCCGCAGGATTGGTTTGCAACAGTCAGGTCAACCTTGCTCATGGTGATCACGAGTTCGGAGGAAGTGTCGCCGTAGGGTGGCAGAGCGGAACCAGCGGCGGCTTTAGCCTTTGCTTGCACAAGCACCGCATCCACGGCAGCGGCCCCGATAGATCCGTCAACAGTGATCACGTCGTAAGCGGCATTTGATTTGTCGATAGCCGTGATTGCATCCGAAGCGCCGGTATATCCACCTCCAACGGTAATGGCGTCACCAATAGCAAGCAGGTGATTCTTCTTTACCTGATAGGTGGTTGCCCCGGCAGCGGCTACCGCCTGAACGGATGCTGTTTTCAACGCATGGTAAACGCCCGTGCCAGGGTCTTTCACCACGACCACCAGCGGCGGCAATTCATCCAAAGGCACATTCTTGAAAATGGCCGTCACCAGGTCGGAACGGGAAATTGTCCCGCCGCCTTGCACATCCTCGAGGATGAGTTCAATCCCGGGATGGTACTGGAATTCTCTTTCTCTTTTTAAGTACATAATCAATAAAGAATTTAGGTTATTAACTCAAGCCCAAGTCAACCTTTCCCGGGTTGTTTTGGGATACATCGCTATCCATCAGCTTGGCCCAGTCTTCCACCGAGCGGTCTTTCACCTCAAAGCTTCCAGGCCTGAAATCTCCCGAAGCGACACGCGCGTCAATGGCTTTCTGCTGGATACCCGTGTACTCTTCCGTCAAGGCCTTTACCTGATCCTCGATTGTTGTCTCTGAGTTCACGTCAATACGGGGGAGCCAGCCTTCAGGGAGTTCAGCAGTTTTCAACAGTAATGCTGCGGTTGTCTTTTTCGCTTCTTCGCCCGCTTTCTTTTGGCCGCCTTCAATCAGGGCTTTCATTTCTTCCAGCTGCTTGTTTTGGGCTTCGATCAATGCTTTCACGGACGGGTCAAGACCTTTGGTGTCTCCGGCACCGGGTGCGTGTTCTTCAATCGGCTTTCCATCTTTCAATTTGTGGGCGGCTTCGTATTCGGCGATGGCCGCTTCTTTCGCAGATTTCTCGGCTGCCGTCTTGGCCGCTGTTTCCGCCTCGGTGATAGCCGGAAGGATGTCTTCCGCAAAGGAATCAATGGCGGCCGCAACATCCTCTTCTTTCTCCACCTTGTAGGCTTTGAGGATACGGCTTGCATGCTTTTCGCTTATTCCTTTTTCCTTCAGCGATTTTTTAATAAGATCGATGATTTTCATACACTTGATTTTAAAATTGATGTTTTTACTTTAAAATATAAATCTGTCTTTGTTTTATATTTTAATTATGATTTTCAGTTTGCGTACTTTTACTTTTGTTTTTCATAAGTTATTTATTTAGTTGAGTTATTTGTAAATAAAAAGAGGCTGCCAGTGATAGTAGCCTCTTTTTGAATTTAGCAATGAATTATGTTTTTGATCCTACAAAATAAGACTTTGATTCGCAAATAATACACATACCATCTCCTTGGCCTAATAATTACGGACAATACCGTTCCCATTGCAGGAGTTTTTGACATCCTGAATTTTAATTTATTCATAATATTTAAATTGTTAGCTTATCATTTCCCGTTTTAAACCTCCGTGCAGGACGAGACTCGTTTCAATAATAAAATTGACCCAATAAATTCTACAAGCGCTTTCATTTTGTTGTATCTACTTATTTTACACAATTGACATTTTTGCCGTTATTTACTATCAAAATGTAGAATTTGGGAGAATATTCTGTCCTGCCGCTTTCATAGCATCCTCTTCCATCCGCTTGATCTCACCCTCTACATCGCCGGGAGGAGTGAGCGGGGAGTTGGACACGACCGTCTGCTGGCTGTTGAATGCTTTTCCGCCATTAGCCAACGACAACACTTGCGCTTCTTCGACAGGATCTTGCGGCAATATTGATCTGAATTTAACGGTGATCCAGTTGTTGGCCAATTGCTGCTTGTATTTGATGTTGGTGATATTCGCTATTCCAGCGGTCACGATAGTCACACAGCGCATGAGTGCAGGCCTGAAAGTGCGTAGATTTATCTTTGCCTTTATCTCAGCATCGAGCATCATGAAACGGCGGGAAACCCCGGACAGGTTGCCGATCGCTTTCAAGTTGTCAAAAGATAGGTCTGGCAACGATGCGCCCGCAAACATCTCGCTTTTGTTGGTTTCCAACTCCTTCACCACCGAATCGATAGACTGCTGCCACGAGAGGAAATCAGCATCGCCGTGATATTCTTTACCTGAATCAGGGTTAACCTTCTGGGGAAATTGGATCTCTTTGCCAACGGTGTTTTTCCCCGGCAAATTGGTCTCGCCAAACACTTTCATGATGGGTTCGGCGAAATAGTCGTTCGTGTCGGCCATCCGTGAAAGCCTCATTTCCCTTGCATCCAGCGTAGAAGCTGATTCGTCCCATGCCGGTTCAAATACCTCTGCATACACCACTGGGAGCAATCCCCAAATATTCTGCTGTTCTACTATCTGCCAATCTCCGCTTGTCTGTGTGGCCGTGATGAATTTCTCTTTGGTGAGGATCAGCGCTTGTTCCCGAAGCATATTTTCATCATCCAGCACCTGGTACCGATGTATGAACCCGTCCATTTTCCCATTGTCAAAATGCGGGTAAAACTCAAATACTGTATCCGTATCTTGGGGGAGGCTTAAGATCTTACAATTCAGTTCGGATGTTGATCTGCCGCTCCAATGCTCGTATATGGTTGGGTAGAACAGGATAGCCGCCTTGGTTTCGGACAGCACTTTCTCTGCAAATTCAATGAGAACGTCCTGCATCCCAAGTACACGGGTCCAGACACGCTTAAACTCGGCGAATCCGTCATCCTGATTGTCAGCGCTCACCATCATGTCGCCTCCGAACATCATTGCTGTATCTGTCCTAACGAGCTTTCGAGGGAAATTTGTCACAATACGGGCCACATCGACAATTTTGTCATCCAACCTTATGGGATTGCCATCCTTATCTGTCAGGGTGTCGGAATATTGTTCAAGGCGTTTGGGTTCACGCCATCCCACGGAAGCCTTCCTTCTCCTGCGCTCCCCGTCATATTCTTCCTTGTATTCAACGGGCCTGCGGTTTTCGATAGTGTCAACGCATAGCTTGCTGACGACTTGGCCGAAATCATCCTTGTACTTATCTAATATGCTTTTGATTGGTGGCATAAGCGAATCGTTTTCTGTAAAATATAAACAGGAGATACATTTCTGCACCGCCTGCTTATTATATCCTTGGGTATCCTATCGAATTAGCTACTTCCGAAACAAACACGCCTTATTTGCAACTAAAGCAAGGTTTGCTTTCAGATACCCTTTCCATCAAAATAGTTTGCGAACGGTAAGGGAATCGAACCCTTTAGGTGCATTACAAACCGACTGCACTTAAGCCAAAAACCGCTCATTTAATCTAATATATAAACCCGAGGTAAATTTACTTCGCTCCTACCAGCTAAATATTCCCGACACAGCCCGATCACCTCGCCCCCGTACCTCTTGCAACCTGTCTTTGCTGTTCGCCTTTGAGATTTCCCTTGATGGATTCGAAGAACTCGGCGAGAATGGTCAAGCTATCGGGCGCATCGTCGTGGGCGTTGCCTCCCTCTTTCTTGTACTTGCACAGCCATTGCATGAACCACCAGTAGTCCGACCCCTTGGTATATTCTGATTCATCCAAGAAATGGCAATGAGCTTTTACCCACCCGGATTTCATCAGGATTCGGGTTTCTTTGTGCTTGGTCGTTGGTCGTGCCTGGATAAGGCACTTGTTTAACCTGTCATTCTCTTTCACCAAGCGGCGCACATCGTTGGCGAATATCTTGCCCCCGTTATTGGACTCGATCCGCATCTGGTCGGGCTTGATGTCGATCACCATTTGGGCAAGGCGCGGCCCGGTGATCTCAACTGCATCCTTTGTGAATAAGACGTGGGTGATAAACAATTCCGTCCCGAATACAGGAGAAAACGGGGAACTGAAATAGTCATCGCCTTCGTCGGCTACATCCGTAGCCCCGATAATTCCATCCGGAACGCGCCCTTGTATATCCGCTTTCTTGAATCGCTTGAGGGCTGATTTCGGGAATAATAATCCTTTCGCTTCGAACGGCTCTTGCTGGTATTCGGCCATCCAAATACTTTCTTCTGTTTCGGCCCGTAGCTCCTGGTAATACTCGCTGGTATGGACATCCTCGCAGAATGAGCGGTCATTCTCATCCAGTGCGGCAATACGAATAATCTCGTTATAATACTTCCCGTCCCGGGATTCTTCCAAACGCCCAAGCACGTCGCTTGCCGACCAACGGGTACCGATGTCGATAGAGCAGCAATTGCCCTCGATACGCGAATCGTGCGTTCCCTGTTTCCAGCTCCAGGTCTTTTCGTTGTTGTTGTCCGAAAGCGCATCTTCCAAACTCTTGTACAAGTCGTCCGTCACGGCCAACATGGAAGCCCCGAAACCAATAACAGTGCCACCAACCCCGGCACCGAAATAACTTACCTGCCTTGCACCTTCCACGCTCCACCCGTGGACGTTCTGCTTGTCTGTCTTTAGCCTGATGGTCGAAAATATCTCCCGGTATTTCCTTGAACGGACAATGTCGCGGGTATCATAAGATAGCTTGTTGTACAATGGATCGGCGCAAGTATTCCGCATTACGGATTCTTCAGGGAAATGACCGAACATCCAGCTGATGAAAAGTGATGTGATGTAGGATTTTCCAGCCCGTGGAGGCATGCTCACGGCGAGCCGGTAGATCGTGCCGTTGGAGTAAGAGACAAAGACCCGCATGAAAGCCTCGGCCACACGCTTGAGGAAAGGACGGCGCGAGAAAAACGAAGGATCCATATACAAGCAATAGGCCCAGAAATCGTTTCTGGCCTGCAGCTTGCGTTTGGAGTGTATAGCTTCCGCAATAAGCAATTTTTCCTTATGTGTTTTACTGGTCGCCTTCACTGTTCAATCTTTCAGGATCCACCCCGTTAGACCTGAGGTATTCGTCAAGTTCGCTCTCGGTCATGCTGTCAAACTTGTTATGTATCTCCATTGATCCCTCAAGTTCCTTCTTGTCCGCAAGGCCAAGTTTCCGGGCAATGATGTTTGCATTAAATGCGCCGACAGCAGCCCCTTCGAATTGCTGGGTTTCGATAATCTCCTCTATGCGTGTTATGACCGTAGAAAAATCTTCACCGCACCTTTCCTTAAACTGTCTGAAATAAGCCTGATTACAATCAAGGTAGATGCAAAGTCCGCTCATCGTATAAGGCCTTTGAGTAGGGACGCTTATCAATGTTCCTGCATTGTCGCCACTCTTAATAGCTTCCTGTTTCTTCCATGGATTCTTATCGCACCATGTAAAATACTCGCAAGCAGCCTCCCAAAGCATGTCGGGGGTTGCAAAAAGAGTATCACGCCCATGTTTTGAGCGAAGCTTCCAGAACTTATTACCACGAGGAGCTGACATAGAGAGTTTGTTGTAAAATATAAGCCCCGTCTAACTTCACAGCTAAACGGGGCTAAAGGAAAATCAAAAAGTAATGAGCACGTCATTTTAATATTCATATCTCATTCTACTATCATCTTGAATTGAGTATTGGTATCGAGGTTTGCTTGTTCGAACTGAATGCTTTAGATAACCAAAACAGCCCTTTTTGGGTCACAAGTACTTTTGTTACCATAAATGACGGGTGATTATCCCTTGGTATCTCCTTTTCCCTTAACTCAAAGTAACCTCTTTGTATATACTCCTGCTTTGGCTCGTTCCTTCCTTTGAAGAATACTCCTTCCTCTTGTAGCTTTTTGAACAGAGTATTTCGCCCGAACGGGAGCTTTAATATCTTTGCAGCCTGCCCGATGTCCGTCAAATGCCCCATATCTACCGCACGGTCAACAAAATCGGCTTTGGGCTGCATTATTGCTGCCCTTTTCTCCGCCTCGATGCGTTTTTGTTGTTCGGCTTTCCAATTCTGAGCCAACATCAATACTGTGTCGGGGTTGGAGAAATCAAGTTGCTGGTTAGATTTTAAAGCCTGTTCCATTTGGTTGAACAATTGAATGTACTCCATTTTAAAGCCCATCGCTTTTTTACCCGTAAACCCCATCGCCAAGAGAGTGAAGCCGTCTCGGTTCATTACATACATAGAGTTGCTTTTTCCGCTTGGATCAATATAAGTTGTTGAGTAAAAGAACTGAGCCGAATTTTCGGCCGAGCTGACAATATTTTTGATTGACTCCATCACGTGCTTATGTTGCTTCCCGAATTTCTCTGCAACCAGCAAACTGTTCGTTACAGGATTGCCTTTCTCGCTTTTAAATACCAAATCTGCATCCATAATTATTTAATTTTTAAATTAATTTCCAAAAAAGAAAAGTCATCAATCGAAAAGTTGCCTATTGTGGTTACTTGCAACTAATCAATCAATGACTTCTTATATTTTCTTCTCAATCGACAGTAACCACAAAGTCGATTTTTTGAACGTTCTACATTAAAATATAAGGAGAGTTCAGTTTTTTATTAGGCGGCGTTCAATAATTCACTGATCGAAATGTTCGTCATATTTCCTTCAATGAAAGTTGAATACTTTTCAACCGTGCGAATATCTTTTATTGCGATGATGCAGCCTTCTCCGTTTTCGTCAACGGCGTTTATTACATCCTGGCCAATGAAATCAAGCCAGCCGATAACCCCATTCACGGAAATAATATCGTCCAGTCCAACGAAATCGCCTTCCACCTCCTTGCGGATACTGCCTTTGAATACTATTGTCTTTTCCATGACTATGTATGTATTTAATTGTTTATATTATTACCTGCGAATCGCTATATTTGAGGGTAAATTTTAATCCCCGTTGTACCTGTTGCTTGAATAAAAGTTTCCCAACGTATTCGCAAGAGCATTCATGTTGAATGATCCCTGTGGGTTTTTCTCGAATGAAAAGTTGAGTCCCTGAGCTTTGGACTTCTCTTGCTCCCTTCTCGCATCCATCACATCACACTTGGCACGGGCCCATGCAATAGCTAAGCATTGACCGAAAGAGTAGTTGCTGCTCCTTCTTTTCAAAGACCAGGCTGTTTAATTGTTATTATTTGGATGTGTTTAGTAGGGGTAGCTACTGAAAGCTACCCGAAGTGTTATTGATAAGTAGGAAGGATGTTATTCCCTCAAAATAGAATGAATGAACTCACGCCCTTTTGAAGTCCAAACAGTCTGCATTTGAGTGCCGGTAGTGCCGTCACTTTTGGGATAAGTGACAGGCTTTGATTTCGTGTAGCCTTTGCCGTCGTGCTTGGCGTATAATATCCATTGGCGGTTCTGCTTGTACTGGATGCCCATGGCAGCCAATTTCTTATTCAGGGTTTCAGCGCCCCAGCCATATTCTTTGGCTATCTGCGTGGTGGTATATGTGCCCTCCGACGAGATGTATTCATCATAACATTTCACTTTCGGTGCAGCTCCTTTAATCTCGTTCGCAAGGTATGTGTTTTGCTGTTCAAGCATGGCCTTCTCGGCCCTTGACTGCTCCAGCCGCTTGTTCAGCACTTGCATGGCGTAGACTATCGCTTCATCGTCGTTGGATGAGGTAGCAACCCCCGTCCGGAGAAGCTCCTTGATCCGGTCGTTGCACCAAATTGCAAATGCGGGGTTGAGCCATCGAGCGAACTCTAATGCTACATCTTCGTGCATCCACGTACCCGGATTATTACCGCCTTTCATAACTTGCACTAAATCATCCAAACTAAGATTTCTTAGTTTGGAAAGTGTATCGAGGTAATCTTTTGTGTTTTGGTTAGTTAGCCAGTGTACCGGTTGTTTTCCGAAAGGTTTTGCCATTTGGGTGGCGTTTATCATGACATTGTTGCCACCCATAAAAGAAATTTCGCTACCTTTGTAGCTGTAATTAATGATGTTCATATTCGTATGGATTAATTGTTAATACTTGAAGAAGAAGTGTTCAGGCCGCCAAGCATTAGGACACTTTTTCCTTTTTCTACTCTTTTCATGACACACAGGTTATTTTAATTCCGTCTTCCGTTAAATCTAAATCCCAATTCCTGCCCGGGTATTCAATCCGCGCAATACTCATCGTTGTCCGCAGAAGAGAATACTGCTTTCTCTCGAACATGTGCTCTTCGCCCACATTCAGATCCACTAAAATTGACTTTGTTCCTTTTTTTCTTACATTTGTACCCATAACGTTTAATTGTTTTATTGTTGTTATTAATAATTATAGTGCAAATGTAAACATAAGTTTCTATACAAGAAATTATAGTTTCTATTTTGCGTTTATATTAATATTATTTAACTTATGGATAATCTCATTGGAACTCGCTTGCAACAAATAATAGATAGTAAAATGCTGTCTGCATCAAGGTTTGCAAAAGAAGTAGGCATCTCTCCCCAATTAATGAACGCTTATCTTAGAGATGAGAGGAAGCCATCAGGAAAAATGCTAAGTTTAATCTCTATCAGATTTCCAGAGATAGATGCTCACTGGCTACTTACAGGCGACGGCGAAATGCTGAAACCCAAGCAAGAAAGCCTTTTCCCCGAAATGGATATTCAAAAAGAGCAGAATAAGGGCGTAAACATGGTAGATCGCTTGTTGAACATTATAGAGAAACAACAAGATGAACTTGGAGAGATAAATAAAAAGTTAGGCGAAATAGAAGCCTACCTCTACAAAAAGAATAATCAAGGGTAAAACACTTCAAATTTTATGCCATGAAGAAGCTGTTATTTGTATTCACATTGCTGTTATCTACTCATATTTATAGCCAAATAACAATAATGAAGACTGAAACGCAAAAGCCTAAGTATAATAATTTTGTATATGACAGTCTAAGAAATATGACCCCTGAAAAATATGAAAATAAATACACATATCATCATCTAATAGGTCAAACACTTATGTATTGTGGCGACCCTTATCTTTTCGGCAAAAATTCAAATTTCAAAATTGGCAATTACTACCGTGTTGAAGGAATTTTACCTGATGATACAGGAAAAGGATTATATCATAGACTTTCTTTAACAAACATCAGTACAGGAGAAAGGTGTGAAGAAGGGGATATATTTACAGAAAAGTATAATTTTAAATGGATAGTATTGGGGCACTATGAGAAAACTAAATCTTTATATCTGAATAAGGAGTTTATATATTTTAGAGATAAAAGCTATACAAGTTATAATGAACACAATTATCTTATAAATTTAGCAACTGACACTATAACAAAAAGCATTAAAGAGAAGACTATATGGACTTGCGTTGATGTTCAGGTAAGACAAAGGAAAGAGGGAGATAGAATGACTATTGAGAAAAGAAGTCCAATTGTTTTAATCTTCGACAACCCTAAATACGGCAAACATTATTGTTATTTAGAGGACGAGAACGGAAAGCCTTATGAACCTATTTATGGGGAAAAAGAGCCATTAGTCTGTGGTAAATTTCAATTGAAATCTAATTATGATAATGCCAATTCTTTGGATATTGCAGCAAAAAATAAACGCAAAGCTGTATTAGTGAAAAAATATGGCACAACTAACGCAAATAAAATATTAAAAGGGATGGTTGTAACAGGATGGTCAAAAGCGATGTGTATTGAATCATGGGGAGAACCTTCAGATATAAATAAGACATCCGGTAGTTTTGGTGTTCACGAACAATGGGTTTACGGGGATGGAACATATCTGTATTTTGAGAATGGAAAATTAACTACAATTCAAAACTAGTCACTATACCATCTTCAAACAGGAATAGCACCCAAGAAGGGTACTATTCCTGTTTCTATAATTCAAAACAACACCCTTCCATTCAACCTGTCCATGATTATCTCCATCACCCCTTTGTATATCCTGTAAATGTTTACGATGCTTTCCCCTTCTTCAAGCGGATAATCAGACAGGGAGTTCCTCTGTTGAAACTTCCACTCGAAAATAGACTTTGCCTTGTCTGATAACCCGTAAACGTCACAGGCGGCTTTAAAACGGGCTTCCTTGTCCTGTATATCCTTTTCCTTCTCGTCGCTTTCTTCCTTGTCATCAATTATGTCCAACCTTTGCAGGTCAACGTCTGGAAAAGTACCCGTAGGTTTATATAGGTCATACTTCCGCTTGAATGGTGCTGTATCTGATTGTGCGTTGAACTTGATGGTCTTCAGGATGTAATAATCAAGTTCATTCCATTTTTCCCTTTGCGTGTAAAGCATATCAAGCAACTTCTGCATGTATTCTTCTTGCCTCGATGCCCTGTCAAGTATCCCCGCCAATACGTTGTTCAGTAAATCATACTCAAGTCCGTGAAACCCTTGCTGGTTGCAATGAAACAGACAGTAGTCAAGAAGCCGGGCATAAGCCTTGGTTATGTATTTTTCAAGTTCTTTGTTTTGCATAATTTTAGATTTAAAGTCCGCAAAGACCCTCACACTCTTCTATTAGTTCAGGAAATAAAGAGGGTTTAAGCGTAAAATCAATTTTACGTAATGGCTCTAAGTGCTTGCTCAGATAGGCTTTCTTTTTGATTTTTGGATAGTTTCTTATCTTGTCATCAAACGAACAGCAATCATTTGCAAACTCTTCTGGAAATTGTTTTTTAAACAGCGTCCAGTACATGTCAGAATGAAATGGGCAAATTTTACAGGCAGATTTCCCAGGCTCTCTTAAGTTATTAAATCGAAAATATTCCTTTATTCCATCTATGGAAATCCTATTCTCTATTAGTGGAAAGTAATTATCAATGTACTTTACGTTGCTGACCTTCATTCGTTCAATTTCATCGACGGAAATTCCAATCCAAAGCCTTATTCGCTCTTTTCCTCTTATTTCTTGTAACTTTCTACGTAAAGGGGCTATCTTATAGTCATTGGTGCATTGCCTCATCACAAGTCCATTGTCTTCTAACCGTAGGGGAATTGATGCAACCCTATCGCGTTTACCATCTATATAGTCCTCTATGTCTTTTTGCAAATTTCCGGCAGATACGACTGTTATATTAAAATTAAATCGCTCCTTCAAATAAAACTTAAGCCAATCAAGATATTCGTAAACGTACTTAGGCTCGCACCCAGTATCTGAGAATATGGCGTAATCTGGCTTGTATTCAAAATCACCATTCAATGCCCTAATAAGCATATAAGAAGATTGCTTTCCAGCCCCAAGTGATATTACATTTATCATAATTTAATCTTTAAAATGGGAGGTCATCATTGTCTGGCTCGATAGGAATATCCTGCTGCATCGGAGCAGTGTGGGAAGTAGCATATAAGTGAGGGGGATCATCGCCGTCATCCCAAATCTTTTTATACCTTTCATCGTGACGGAATATAACATGGCTATTTCGAGCTCCCTCGCGGTATTTTGATATAATAATTTTTCCCCTATTGACCCAAGAAATACCCTTGGAATCAATCGCTCCTGGACTATAATAATCCGGTTTGTGAATAAATAGAACAATATCCGCATCTTGTTCTATATCTCCAGATTCCCGGAGATCCTCCAATTGGGGTTCTTTTATAGCCCCCCCCTTTACAGGCCTATTTAATTGTGAAAGAAGGAGGATAGGAACATTCAGTTCTTTTGTAAGGCTCTTCAGTTCTCCCGTTATATACCCTATTTCCAAGTATCTATTTGAAAACTTCATGTTGGTTTTTATTAGGCCTAGATAATCAATAATCATCAGGTCAAGTTTTCCTTTCCTCTTAAGGTTACGGGCTTCTGATTTAATATTATTCAGATATCTCACATTATGATTATCCGCAATATGCAGCCTCATATTCCACAATCGCCCAACCTGTTCATCCATTGCAGACCATTCCATATCTGACATTTGACCCGTTCGAAGGTTATAGCTGTTTATTCGTTCGTCTTCAAGAATATACCTGTTAACAAGTTGGGTCGCCGTCATTTCTATTGATACAAAAAGAACTTCTTTCCCCGATATAGATGCAGCTTTAGCAAATGAGAGGGCATGTTGCGTTTTTCCCATCGACGGCCTTGCTCCTAAAATTATCAAATCTGGAGCTATCCAACCACCGGCAAAAATATCATCCAAGCCTCTAAGCCCCGTAGGTATAGACAGGCGAATACCTTTTTCTTTCAACTCTTGAGTTTTAGCCGCTTTTTTCACCGCCTCTTTTAAAGCCTCAGGCATTGTGGTTGATTGACAATTCATTGAACTTGAAACTAAATCCGTAAATTCTTTTTCAAGTTCCTCTATTGTTTCGGCTATGTCCTGTGTATCATCAAACGCCTTCGCTTGGATCTCTGATGTAATCCGGATTAGTTTCCTCGCTTGGGATTTTTGTTTAATGATTTGCGCATGAAAAACGATATGGGATGCCGAACCTACTTTTTCGGTCAGTTGGGAGATATAAAGCGGGCCTCCTATTGAATCGAGTTTATCCGCCCTCCTTAGCTCTTCAACGACCGTGAACATATCTATTGGACTTCTTTTTGCGCTTAAATCAAAAATAGCCTTGAATATGATATTATGGGATTCAACGTAAAAGTCATCCGGGCTTAATATGGATTCAACATCCTGATATGCTTTTGATTCAAGCAACAAAGCCCCCAATATAGCTTCTTCAAATTCTATTGCTTGTGGTTGGATCCTCACTATTTCGTTAATCGATGACGATTGGTCTTTTGGTTTCTTCATTTTCAATTTTTATTTTCAATATGGATGCTATCGTCAAGTTCCCGTATTCAAAAGTATCCAACACATGGTTAACCGTTGATTTTATCTCCTCTTCTGTAAATTCATAGGACAATACCCTTTCCATAAGTATTTTGAAGAAATCTTGGTCCTGTTTGGGAAAGGCTTTGTTTAGCCTATATAACTGGGATGCAATATATTCTTTGCTCGCTTTCATTAGTCTTGGCTTATCAATTTATTAATAAATTCACTCTCATCTAAAGATGCTCCACTTTCCTTGTTGTCAAAATTACCAGTCAATATTTTTTCAAAATTGGTCGGTTTAATCATCCAGTCGAAAGTGGCCCTCCAGCTTCTCTTGTTATCACCCTTTAAAAAATTACTTTTGGCAGAAGATAGTATGACATCAAAGAAAGCGTCTTTGCCATGTTCCTTTATCCTTGCCCTCATCATACTCTTTCTTGTTTCAGAGAGCGGATATCGAAGTTCACCAAATACGCCATTGGTCTTTTCATTGAACCATGTGACGAATTTTCGATAATCGATATTTTCAGGGTGGGGCCTTTCAGTCCCACTTAGAGGTAATTCTTTAGAATTATCTCTATAATCTTTTACTTTACTTTCTTTTCTTTTCTTTTGTGTACTTTCTGACTGATTTAAGGGGGTTTCTTCCGCCGGAAACTCTTCTTTTTCTGGGTTTCTTCCGCCGGAAACAGGTTTTTCATCAATTATCCAATATTCTAATTCCTCTTTATTTACTCTTTTTCGAACTGCTTCTTTCCATCTTTTTTGGATTCCGGCGGAAGTTATTATACCAAACGAATCAAACACGGGCTTGTTAAAAAACCCCCACTTGACCAACCCGGATATAACTTCAGATACGAGGGATTGAGGAACATTTGCTTGCTTTGCTATTTTAAACTTGAAAGCATCAGAACACTCTGCAAAATAACTATTACGATATATCGCACAAAGCACCCTTACTACAACACACTCCCCTTTAGCTCCAAACTCGCTCGATATAGGAATCACTTTCTCGTCGTCAAATAAATCGACATTGAAAGGAAAATAATCTAATCCAGTTTTTTGAGGTCTCGCCATGGTTCTTATTTATATAATACCATTAGTGATTCATGAACGCGTCCCTTAGTATAACCGTGCGTTCTTACAACTGTGATATGAATAATGATAATAGCAAGAAAATCAGAATTGAAAAATTTCATGCAAGCCTTTAGCACTTTGTTAAAAAACAAGTATTGCAAAGGACGGTCATGCCTCATTCCGTCTATTGTCCATATTATTATCTCTGATATTTTAATTTTGACCTTTCTCATATTCTTTATTTAGTTACTTAAATTCTAATTCAGTTTGTCCGCGCCTCTGCAATTCTTCCCGGTAGTGGTTGATTGCATCCCTTACCATTTTGTCAGACATGTAACCCATCGGCATGATGCCGGACAAACGTGCCTCACACCGCGACAGCGCGTGGCGCAATTGTTCTTCTGTCATTTCTCTTGGTTTCATCCTTCTTGGATTTTAGACGTTCTTTTATCAAGTGCATGTTCTTGTTCACGAGAGAGATAATACGATCGTGATATTCAGTATTTTTATTTTGCAATCCTCTACACTGCACCACCTTTAGCTGTTTGAGAGATACTTCTACCGTTTCTATCCTTTTGCCTCTTATTTGGGCAGACAGAATCAAAGAGTCTTCTTTGATATAATATTCGTTAGTGAAAACGCA